GGTTGGTTTTGAGTTTCCTCAATAGTCCAGCCAAACTCTTTAGCGCATAAATAATAAAGGTATTGAATGTCGGGATATTGAACGCCGGGAGCGCGGTCAGAGTTTGGATTTCTAAATTCCCAAACTAAGCGTTCAAGTTGTCTTTTGGGCTATCGGGATTATCTCCTGTTGTAAAATTAGGAAAAAGAATATCTTGCGCTTTATTAGCCTCTATTGCTAGAGCATCGTAATCAGCCATTTCAAGTTCGCCAATAGATTGAATATGAACAGAAGGAATTATTAAATCAAGAGTCCACGATTTAACAAGAAGCATAATCAAACCTTTTGTAATGTTTAAGGTTTGAATAAGAGGCGTATCTTCTGCCGAAATCATTGCAAATACCTTTTCGCGGTCTTTCTGGCGAAGTTCGCTTGGATCTCGAAGGACTACTGTAGCCCCCGATTTGGGGAGTGTAATTATTTTTTCCATTTATTTTCCTTCCAACATTGCCTTCTCAAATTATAGCCTAACCCACTCGGGAAGGCGGCGAGTGGGTTAGGGATTTAGCGGTTACTGGTATGTACCAGAAGCCAAAGCGTTTTGTAGAGTGAACTTAATTGGTGAGTAACCTGCGGTTGTACCAACATCTGTAGTGTTAGCAATACCGTGAATATCAACAGCTACTTCTACATAATCAGCATTACGCTCAATCGCGGCGGCTGTATATGCACCCTTAGTAAGAGTAAACGCAACTTGAGTAGCGGTTGCGCCCGTACCTGTTGAGAAGTTGAAAGTAATTGCTGGCTGAGTGTTTGTAATGTATCGAGTAAGTTCAGTATCATCTTGCATAACAAATGTAGCCTTACCCGTAATATCAAATGCTCCAAGAAAGATTTGATAAGGGGCTTGAGTGTTTCCAATTCCAAAAATAGCTTCATTTTTGCGAGTAAGTGAAACTTCTGCGGTGCGGGTATATCCAACAGAAGAACCACCAATAGTTACTGTTCCTGTCCATACTTGAGTAGGAAGAACGGTAGAGAATGAAGGAGTTGGAGCGGTTGTAGTTGTTGAGGGGAAGCCCATCAACTTTGTTGTATATTCCAACATTCCATCGGCGTTAAAAGTTAAACCAAAATCTGTAACCTGTGCGCCCGGATAATAACGAGTGTTTGCGGTGTAATAATCTGTAATAGTGAAAGATGTTGGCTGAGCATCTCCCGCACCCGCTACGGCGTTTTTAAGGGCAATAGTGTGGGTATAAGGAGCCGAAGCACCTGTAGTTGTTACATCGCCAAGAATACCGGCAATAAAGTAACCAACGGTATCGGCAAATACTGGGCCACCAATATCAAGAGTTGTATGCTTGCGACCTTGCAAGTAGTTGTAAGTCTGCGCCATTGATCCGCGTAAACCTTCATCGTAAAGCGGCGCAATAACATCTACTGGCTTAAAAGAAGTCATTGTAAACGGAATAAAGTTAGTGGCGGCAACGGCAGTACCCTTAGTGGATTCCTTTGCGATACCTAAATAACTTTTGACGGATGGTAATGCAAGTGCCATTTATTCATCTCCTACTGTTGGGTCTGGGGTTGCGACTTTATTTGTTGTTGGCGTTACATCTGTTGCGCTGAAATCATCCGGCGCATCAAAACTATCTCCCGGGCTAACTGTTATTGCGATACTTGGAAAAGTACGCTCATCTGTGCCGTTGTATGTGAATTTCATTTTTCTCCTTATGCCTGAATCATTTGAGTAATATCAAAACGGATAATTCCCCAAGTTTCGGTAGCCGTTCCGTTAGTGGACATTGGCTCACCAAATTCTCCGGTAAGAACCGGCTCTGCTCCTTGCCATACGAGCGTTCCAGAATCATCGCCGAAATTGTGGTCTGAACGCAAACGAGCTACAAGATTATCTACAACATTGTCGAAATCAGCCATAGCATCTTCGGCGTTTTGTTCTAAAGAATGATGAAAAAGTTGAATGGCTACCGTGTAGTCAATTCGTTTAATACCGCTGTATTTTCCACCAATACCTAAACGATTAGAACGAGAAGATTCAATAGCGATAACTGCCGCGCAACGATTTTTTTGGCTAGGTAAAGCATTAACCTCAAAGTTAATACGCTTAGGAAATGAAGTAAATACTTGGTTAATTCCATCTACATTAGGCGGCGCAATAAAGGTTGCAAGAGTTGAGCGAGCCTCTTTACGGCCTACTGTCATTAACGCACTCTCCTGTAAGGTTGTAGGAGTTCTTTGGCAAGGTTAATTTCATCGCTAAGTTTATCAGCGTTTGGAGAACTGTGACTAGCACTTGTTGAAATAGCCATTGTCATAGATGAATCTCCACGAACTTTAAGGAAAGCGGTAGTAACAAGAATAGTTGCTTCTTTAACGGCTGGCGGAAGTGCTGAAATAGATACTCCAGTAGAGTGATTATACCCAAGAGGCGCAACAAGTGGAATTGTTGTAGATCCAAAAGTATAAGTTGAAGCAATAGTTACATTTTCGCTATACATTCCGTCATAAATTTTAAGCATATTTCCAGCAACAATTCCCGTTGCATCTTTTACAGTAAGAGTAAATTGCCCTGCGGTAGCTGTAACGATTGTTGTATTAGCGTATCCGGCAACATAAGTATATTTAATAAAAGTTTCTACGCGTGGACTGGTTGGAAATCCAAATTGAAGTGGCCCTTGAGAAGAATAAGTTGAAGATAGGCTTGCATAATTAACAATAATTTGAGAATCTTCAATCCACGAAGTTGAACAATCTGAAAGGGTTTGCAACTGTGTAGAAGGGTTGCCGTATTGAAAAGAAGTAAGAGCAATAATTGGGTTATAGCGCGGGTGTAAGCGAATTGTGCCGTCTGCTGAAATTCGCGTGCGTTGTTGTTCTTGTTCTGTAGTTGCGGCAAGAACCTGATTACACCAAGTATCAACCCAAGAAGAAGCGCGAGCAATAACATTCGTTAGCTCAGCATCTTGAACATCTGGGTCTTGAGAATTAAAAACTAAGTTAGAAATATCTATAGCAGTTGGCGCACTCTTAAACTCATCAAGAGTTAAATAAGGCGTAGAGAATTGGTGCGTTGTATAGGTATAAGCATTACTCATTTATTTCTCCACACTTTCCACATTTTTTGAAGAATGAACCAAATCCGCAATGAGCGCAGGTATAACCGTTATCTGTGTTATACGCGCCAGAGGTGCTTGCGACCCCTAAGCCTTCGGCCTTCAATTTTTTAGCTAACTTTGGGTCGTTAATATGAAACAACCCATCTTTGCCAGCCTTTAATACTCGGGTTCCTTTAGAAGTTTCTACGCCGAGTTCTTTCATTCCTTTAGGTGGAATCATCCGTGTCATACGCGCCTTCTTTCTTTAATAGAAAAGCCCCGCTATTTCTAACGGGGCTTAACTTTTACTTAATTAAGCAGATACGATACCTGAAACGACACCGTTCCAAGCAGGTGCGTAGCACATAAATGCTCCGCGGTAGTATGTGCTGAATTCGTAAGCGAACTGTGTTACAGGCCATTGGATACCCATATAATCTTGAACAAGCACATTTGCCCAAACATCTGAAACCTCAGTATCAGGAATTGGAAGTGTGTATGACAAGACAGGAGCAACGCCCTGTGGCAACCAAGGGTGAACAGTTAGATCAACGAGCTTGCCTGTAGTTTCGTTATGGATTGCTCCGATAACTGCGCCACCGACATAATCGCCTGTGTCTGTCTGTGAGAGGTTCAAACGATAGTTTGCTGTTGAACCATTCTTGATTGAATCAGAAAGTTGGCGGCGGTCTGCGCCGTTAAGAAGAACCTCATCTGGGTCAGCCTTAACTGCATCGTAGAGTGTGCCGAATACTGTCTGGAATTCTACACCCGGATTAGAGGTAGAGAATGTTGTATTGATTTCATTAACTGCGCCTGAGTTTGGCCCAAGAACAGTTGCAAGAATTCCGTCATAACCTGTTGCATAAGCAGAGGTATCAGCGGTGATTGTTGAAGCAAGTGTTCCTGTTGTATTGAATACAACATTGTCTCCGAGAGTTGAAGCACCTGCGCCATTGATGTAACCAGTAAGACCTGAGATACGACCTACATAGTGAGCGTTAGCCGCACCTGTTGAAGTACCGACATAAATCTTTGTACCGATTGCGCCAGCGACATTGTTTACAACAATCTTAACAACCTGTCCGGTTGTGATTGCTTGTGAAGCAACTGTTGAAAGAACAGACTCACCAAATGCACCTGCATCAGAAGTTGCATAGACATAGTAAGTAGTTCCGTTTGTAAGAGCAACCTGTGAACCTGTTGCCGTAACCGCTGAAAGAGTAACTGTTGGAGCAGCAAGTGCGCCAGAGAAACCAGAAGCAGTTCCGCGTGACATAAGCATCATTCTTTCTTCCATCAACATTGTTGCGTAAAGTGTTGAAGTTGAAGATAGCTGACGGAGATCCTGATAACCAAGACCTGAGAAGTTAGCATCGAATGAAACTGAGTCAGACAAGCTGTATGAGCTGTAAGGAATTACAATATCATCGGCTGTGTATGAAATCTTTGGTCCACGCTCGTAAGCGATTGAACCAAAAGTTGTTGTTGTTGTTTCTGTGATACCCGGCCAAATGTTTCCTTGTCCACCTGTACCTGTACCTGTGTAACCAGTAATACGCTTGATACGGTGAGAAGTACCGACACCCTTTTTACGAACAATTTTGTTACGAAGTGGTGTTGGGCGAGGTGTCAATAGCTTTGCAGGTGCTTCGAGGTCGAAGGCTGCGAAAGATGTTGATAGTGGAACTGTAAGAGAAATATCTTTTACAATATCCGCTGTTGCTGTGCGTTGTGCTGCAAGAGCGTTATTAAGCGCACCTACTGCATCTGGAGATAGTGACTTGTTAGCAACGAGTGCTTCAATCTGTGAAGCAGGGTCTATTGCTGGTGCTTGACCCGGTGTTGTTGAAGGGTTAGAGAAAGACTTGTTGAGTTCTCCGAGGTAAGCCTCTTGGAGTTCTGCGGCTTTCTTTGGCTTCACATCACCGAAAAGGTCTGTTGCTGATGGCATCTGTGCCATAAGGGTAGTTCCTTTCGTTAAGTGTGTTATTCGCTGTCGTTTTCAACTGGCAATCCGCCTTTAGCAGAAAACTCTGCGTAAAGAGCGCGGTAGCCCTTTGCAAGAACAGCATCGGTTGTCGCATCGGCTTTAGCCTTATAGGTTGCGGCTTTTACGAGGTATTCATTTGATTGTGATCCCGAGATAGTTGCCGTGCGCTTTGGGCCACCTGCAACGCTCTTAGATAATGCCGTTGCTAATTCAGTCTCGAGCTTTATTGACTTCTCAACCGCAGTCTCTTTATCTGCGCGAAGGGAAGCAATCTCTGACTCAACCGACTTCATAGCACTCTTAACGGCTTTCTCGACAACATCCTCAATAGAGGTAGTGTCATCTGAAACTACTGGAGTTTCAGAAACTTCTTGTGTTGCTTCAATAGCAACTTCTTCAACAACAACTTCGGCAACTGCATCTGCTTCAACAGATTTAGGAGCTTCATCTGGAGTAATGATTTCCGCCGTTGTTACATCTGCTCGCCCGTGTGTATCTTCTGGCTTATGGCAACCGCACTCTAGGCATTTATCAACATTTGCAGATTTATGAGCCGACATATAAGAACAGCCCTTGCACATCTTGTCATCGCAACCCTTACAAGCTTTGCATCCATCGCAATCGCAACCAGAGCAAGAATCTTCGTGGTCGCAACTGCCTTTAGCAATTTCTGCATTTGCGGAAAGTTCGATTGTGTTAAGGTCGGAAGCAACAACTTCGCCTTCTGCAATTTCGCCTTCATACCAATGGAAAAGGTGCTTAACGGCATCTAAAAGTTCTTCAATAGAATCTTTTTCGTTAGAACCTTCTGTTGCCATTTCTTTTGCTTCTACAACGATGAGTTCGGCAAGCGCAACACGGGCTTTATCAAACGCATCTTTATTAAATTTCACGGTGTCTGGTGTCAAAGACTTAGCCAATTCCGTGATTTGCTTGAGTGTATCCATCTTTGACCCTTTCTTGGTCGTTTCCACAGTCTTAGCAATATCGCTAGGAAGTGGTGCTTTGTATTCGTGCAATTCTTCAACTTGCACCAATGTTGATTCTCCTTCGACGGACTTAGCCATAATCAACTTAGCGTTGGGATTGGCGGGTCTATCCACAAGGGATACTTCGATTATTTGGCCGTCAATAATGCGACCATTTATAGCCTTAGTATCACGGACAACGCGAGGAGATTTAATTCCTATTGAGAAGCCTTTAAGAACTCCTGCTTCCACTTTCTTAACGCTAACTGGATCAACAACAAGAGCAGAGATGTAATGACCATCGGCTTTAGCTTCATATTCTTTTGCTACTCCCGCTGCAATTTGAGAATGTTGTTCGCGGATATTTCCGCCTGACTTAAACCATTGTGGCATTGCTGTATCTAACCAAGTAGAGTCGCAGATTTGCTGGTCCATATCTATTGAATCATCGGTGGCTTTTCCATAAACCATAAGCGAGCCATCTTCTTGCTTTTCGCTTTTAATAATAGCGGCATACGCATTAGCAA